CTCGATTTTTTCTCCGGGGGTAGCGTTTCGGAAAACACCCGTGATATTTTTGGGTGTTTTTAGGCTTTAATGAGGGCTTCTTTGCATCGAATTTGTCGGCGTTTAGCACTTCCGCCGTCTTTCATGATTATTCCTTAGCGCAAAAAGGACTCCTTTCAGGTTATGAACACCTCATATATTCCTCATTAAAGCCTAAAAGCATCTAAAAGTGCATTGAAAGGAGTTATAATCATGAGCGAAGTTAATGGTAGGCGTCGACCACCTGCTACTACACCTCAGGCTAGAGAAGACCAACTTGTCTCAATGGCCTATGATTTGGTCGAACAACGAATACGCGACGGATCTGCAACAGGTGCAGAGCTAGTCCAGCTTTTAAAGTGGGGATCTTCAAAGGAACGCCTTGAGAAAGAACTTCTTGAGAAGGATCTCGAACTTAAGCAAGCAAAAACGGAAGCCCTGCAGACCGCAAAACGTATTGAGGAACTCTATGACGAGGCTATTAAGGCAATGAGATCGTATGGAGGTATGAAAGATGACTAAGACATATTCTGAGTTAATTTCGATACCGACATTTGAAGGCAGATTTGAGTATCTTAAGATCGGAAAAGGGGTTGGAGAACTAACTTTTGGAGCCGAGCGATATTTGAATCAGGCTTTCTACGCAAGCGATCTATGGCGCAAGCGTACAAGACCGCGGATAATAGTTCGAGACGGCGGACTTGACATGGCTCTTATAGGATACAACATATATGGCGATGTGTACGTGCACCATATTAATCCTATAACTATCGAGGACATAGAGCAAGGCAGCCCAGACGTATACGATCCGGAAAATTTGATTTGCGTATCATTTTTAACCCATCAAGCAATTCATTACGGGTCGTTTGATAGAATACCAGCCCTTCCTGACGAAAGAAAGCCAAACGATACGATACCATGGAAGAAGGTGACCTAATGTCGCTTTCAAATACCAGATGCCCTATTTATTATGGCATGTTCCGAGACGCTGTTCTTAGAGGAGAAATCCGCGTGAACAGAGAGATCTCAATGGAAATGAACAGGATAGACGAATGGATTGCAAACCCTGCGATCTATTACGACGATGAAGCCGTAGAAGGCTGGATACGATATTGCGAAAACGAGTTGACACTTACCGACGGATCCGACTTGCATTTGCTTGATTCCTTCAAGCTTTGGGGTGAGCAGATTTTTGGTTGGTACCATTTCGTCGAGAGAAGTGTATATGAACCGTATGCGAATGGTCAGGATGGTCATTACGTTAACAAACTATTGAAGATGCGCATGATACATAAGCAGTTTCTCATCGTCGCGAGAGGAGCTGCGAAGTCATTATACGACGAATGTATCCAAGCATACTTTCTAAATGTCGACACATCGACTACTCATCAAATAACTGTCGCCCCGACAATGAAACAGGCAGAAGAGGTCATGGCGCCGTTTAGGACGGCAATAGTCAGAGCCAAGGGTCCGCTTTTCAAGTTTCTTACAGAAGGATCTCTTCAAAACACAACTGGTAGCCGTTCGACAAGGCAGAAGCTTTGTTCTACCAAGAAGGGTGTTGAGAATTTCTTAACAAATTCTCTTCTTGAGATAAGACCTCTTAGTATAGACAAACTACAGGGCCTGAAATGTAAGATTGCCACAGTCGACGAATGGCTGTCAGGTGACCTTAGAGAAGACCCAATAGGCGCCATCGAACAGGGCGCGTCAAAGAATCCTGATTACTTAATAGTTGCAACAAGTTCGGAAGGAACCGTCAGAAACGGCTCCGGCGACGCAATCAAAATGGAACTTATGAAGATTCTTCGTGGGGAATTCAGGAACGACCACGTTTCGATCTGGTACTATAAGCTCGACGACATATCAGAAGTCGCAGATAGAGAAATGTGGATAAAGGCTAACCCCAACCTCGGAAAGACGGTTTCTTACGACACCTACCAGCAGGATGTGGACAAGGCAGAACACAACCCATCAGCCAGAAACGATATTCTTGCAAAGAGGTTTGGAATTCCTCTGGAAGGCTATACATACTTCTTTACCTACGAAGAGACAAAGTGTCATCCTTACAGGGATTACTGGGGAATGCAATGTGCAATGGGGTGCGACCTTTCACAAGGCGATGACTTCTGCGCGTTCACATTCTTATTCCCGTTAGAATCTGGAGGATTCGGGGTTAAAACCCATGCGTATATTTCCGAAAGAACCCTTCTGAGGCTGCACGAAGCGGCAAGAATAAAGTATGACAGTTTCATTAATGAAGGTAGTTTAACAGTCATGGACGGATCAGCTTTGGACATGATGCAAGTATACGATGATTTGGAACGATATATAGAGCAGGCAAATTACGATGTATGCTCAGTGGGGTATGACCCATATAATGCAAAAGCTTTCATCGAACGATGGGAGCAAGAAAACGTACCGTTTGGCGTCGAGAAGGTTATACAGGGCGCTAGAACAGAGTCGGTGCCTCTTGGAGAGCTTAAAGCTCTGGCTGAAGATAGACTTTTATTCTTTGACCAGGATTTATTTAGCTATACAATGGGTAACTGTATAACGATTGAAGATACCAACGGTAATAGGAAACTTTATAAGAAGAGACCGGAACGTAAGATAGATGCTGTGGCGGCTATGATGGATGCGTATGTCTCTTATACAAACAATAGAGAATGTTTTGGATGAGGTGATTAAATGTATTACAATCTCAGAACTCCTTACCCTAACGAACTATACCACCACGGTATAAAAGGTCAGAAGTGGGGAGTAAGAAGATACCAGAATCCTGATGGATCATATACTAGTGCTGGAAAAAGACGGTATAACATTGGGACCGCTAGGACGGTTAAGGCTAACCCTTATTCTGTGACCAGACAATATATTAATGGTGCCCCGGCAGGAGTTTCAGCTAAATGGTATACGGCAGAAGATTTTAGGAAAGTCGATAAAAAGGACCAAAAATACCTCCGCAAAGATGAGGCCGGAAGGAACGCAATAGCGTCAAAAGAATATGCAAAAAATCTAAGAGGATTGCGAAAGTCAAAGGAGTTTAAAGAAGAAATAAAAAAAGCATCGTTACTTAATAAAAACAGAGTATTTGACGAATACGATAAAAAGATTGCCTCTGATGCGATAGAAAAGGCGTCAAAAGTAAGTATTGACGATGCGTTAAGAGCAAATAGAAACCGGAAGATAAAACTGGCCGCAATTGTGGCCGGAATGTTGGCGGTTCAAACGGCCGCATATATGGGCTTTGAGAGGGCTTATAATAGAGATAATGCCAAGGAGGAAGCAAAAAAGATGCTTACGAATCCGCCTAAAGCATCTTCCGAATGGGACGACTTTATTCCAAAGTCGTGGAAATTTTAAGTATGGCGCAAACAGCAACCGTACGCTATGACAAAGTTGTGATGTGGGACAGACCGGGCGGCAATCACTATGTTACGTTCCTTAGCAAAGGAGACGAAGTAGAGGTTCTTGTCGGCTGGACATACAGTGAGCGTACATGGAAAGACAAACGATATTTAAAAGTGATGGCTAACCAACGTATAGGATATGTATTAGCCGAATCTTTGACCACATCGAAAGTAAACACCAAGCCATTCGACTACGAGAATGAGCTTTATGAGGAGAGTGAATCCTAAATGAACGCCACTATTAAATCTAGAAACGCTGCCTTATATGACGATTGGAAGTCATGTATGTCATATCTTCCTCAAGGAACGAAGGTCAAAATAACTGATAATAACCCAGCGTTTCTTGGTTTATGGGCGGACAAACAGTATGTCCAGGTTAACTGGGATGGCCAGACAGGTTATATTTTAAAAGAACAGCTGGAGGTGAGCACGTAACAACATGCGAACTGCATACAAAAACGAACTATACCACCACGGTATAAAAGGCCAGAAGTGGGGAGTAAGAAGATTTCAGAATCCTGACGGTAGTTTAACATATGCCGGAAAAGCTAGATATCGTGCTCAGAAAACTAACAAAACGAGGAAAGACGTTGATGAAATAGTTAATTCTTTATCAGAACAGGAACAGAAATGGCTTGGCACATTCAACGAAGGATATTTAAACAGCGAACAAGGCGAATGGGTTGTGCATAGAGTTCTAAAAAAGCATAAAGACCAACCCGTTGGATTTTTTGATCTCCTAAGAGACGGCGATGATTTAAACGTTGCGTTAGCCGTACGTAACGAATCCAAATATAGAGGAAAAGGAGTAGCTTCGGACATGGGCAAGAAGGCTATGAAATGGGCCGAAGCTCATCCAGAGTTATGGGATAATTTAACGTGGGGCGCTAGACCAGACAATATTGCGTCTAGGAAGCTAGCAGAGAAACTGGGATTTGAGCTCGCAAGCGAAGATAAAGAGTGGGCTTTGTATAAATACAAGAATAAAGGAGGGTCTTAAATGCCGGAAGCAATTAGCATTCAGGACAGTATACTAGATAGTGTGAAACTTGGTCTTGACGGAATAGACCCTGAAAACACCGACTTTGATGACCAGCTCATCCTCCACATAAATTCTATACTCCGAATCCTCTACAGACTCGGGGTTGGCACAAAGAATTTTAGGATTACTGACCGCACGGCAACATGGTCCGATTTTCTTGGCAATCAGACAGACATTATGGATGCGGTCGCTCAGTATGTCGCTCTCAAAATAAAATATTTTTGGGACCCTCCTACTACAGGCGCTTCTACAGGAGCCCTTAAAGAGATGATAGACGAACTTGAGTTCACACTTAACGTCTATGTCGACCCAGGCGAGTTTCCGTGAATGAGGTGATTAAATGTATTACAATCTCAGAACTCCTTACCCTAACGAACTATACCACCACGGTATAAAAGGTCAGAAGTGGGGAGTTAGGAACGGTCCGCCTTATCCTTTAAAAGGTGGTAAGTATATAACAACTAAGAAAAAACGCCTTCATGGACCGACCAAAAAAGAAAATACAACATACAACAAGAAACATTATGACAAAATAATAACAAAAAACGACACGTTATCGACCTTGTCCTGGAACCCTAATCGAACAAAAGATACAGACATGTTTTATGCGACGTATAGGCCTTTAGATAAACAACAGTATAGAGCGTTGTTTAATAAAAAGACCCCTCAGGATATTCTGGACGAAAATGGCAATAAAATCGGAACGGGCATGATGTACAAATACAACATTAATACCAAAACAAATAAAGACATTAAAGTTGCAAGTGAAGATTCGTCTGTAAAAGCTTTTTCAAATCTTTATGAAAACAATCGTGACTTTTACAACTATGTAACGGATCCTGCTCGTATGGAGTCTCAGTTTGTTAAAGGCAAATACGGTTTTAAAGGGTATAGAGAAGCGAAACAATCATTAGACAAGCTTAGAGAAAATCCTGAAAAAGTCACAGATAAAGATATTTCAAAGATTTACAGAATGTATAACTATACCATACCATCCGATGGACAAGGAAACGAAAGAGTGGCTAAAGACGTTTCTACCCAACGTGCGAAGTTCTTTAAAGAACTTCAAAAAATGGGATACGGAGCATTACTCGATACAAATGATGCCTTATACGGAGGCTTCCATGCTACTGCACCCGTTATAGTATTTGATATGGATTCTCTCATAACAGACTCCGTCAAGCGAACAAACACCTTTGACAAACATTACGCGCAGCTGGTTACTGCCGGAAGAAAAATGTTGGGAGTCTAATAAATGAGTTTTATAAAAGAGATGATAGACGAGCTTGAGTTTACGCTTAATGTTTACGTCGATCCAGGAGAGTTTCCGTAATGGCTTTTATACACTATAATGCGAACCCTCTGTACAAAGATACTGACGATTGCACCATCAGAGCGATTTCTTTGTTCACGGGAAAGACGTATGACGAAACTTTTGTTGGAATTGCCGTAACTGGTTTTGAGTTAAAACAAGTCATGGTAACAAATTCCACATGGGCACGATATTTGCTTAGCTTAGGCTATGTCCGTACGGCGATACCAAATTACTGCCCGGAGTGCTATACAACATGCGAGTTTTGTAGGGATCATCCTACAGGAAAGTTTTTGCTTTCAACAGGAACTCACGTTATAACAGTAATATATGGAAATTACTATGATACATGGGATAGTGGAAACACTGTTCCTCTTGGCTATTGGAGTCGAAAGGAGTAAATAGCTATGAACAATTCGATGAACCCCACTGCTCAAGTGTATCAGATGCTTCTTCAGCAGGCGATGAATAATAATCCCAACATGGGTGCTGTAAACAATGGTCCTGGACTCACCGTCATCAACGACGAGAGAATCGTGTACCAGACAACTGTTAATCCAGGCCAGACGATGTTCTTCTATTATCCAACTGCTCAGAAGATGTGGATTAAGTCTACCGATATCAACAACATTCCTTGCGCTTTGAGGATATTCGAGCTTAGGGAAATTACAAACGAAGTAAACAAATTGCCAGAACCCATCGTAGTTGAGTCAAAGGATGCCGTGACAAGGGATGAGTTTAACGAGCTTCTTGAAACAATGAAAGGTCTTAAGGCTTCTGTAGAGGAGTGGACGAAATGACAAACGAACAGCAGGGTATAACTCCCGAAATGCAACAGCAGGGAGATCAGCTTCTTAACCAGTTAAAGCAGCAGGGAATGACTCCCGAACAGAAAGTTCGAGAAATGCTTCAGAACGGCCAGATTACCCCTCAGCAGTTTATGCAGCTTAGGATGATGGCCAATAAGATTACTGGTATGAAGATGTAATTCAAAATGGTAGTAAAACCGTGCCTTTATGGGTGACGCGTCGCGGTTTTCTATAAATCTAATCCCAAGGAGGAAACTAACATATGGTAAGTACAAACAATGGCGGTGGCCTGTCCGCAGCAGACGTAGCGGCTGTAATGGGCGGAGCTAACAACGGTTGGGGTCTCGGCGGAGACGGCGCTTGGTGGCTTATTGTCCTTATTCTCGCTATGAATGGCGGATGGGGCATGGGCGGCTTCGGCGGTTTTGGAGGCATGATGGGTCTCGGTATGATGGACGGCATGGGACTGTACCCCTGGATGAATCAGGCCGACATTACAACTTCTGGATTCCAGAACGCTGCAACAAACTCGGCTATAAGCGGGCTTCAGAGCTCTGTAACATCTGGATTTGGAGATCTTCAGACATCCCTCTGCAGCGGCTTTGCCGGCGTGAATGCAACAGTCAACAACGCACAGAACAACCTTTCTCAGCAGATGAATGCTAACCAGCTCGCCGCTCTTGAAAGAAGCTTTGCGGCACAGACTGCTCAGACCGCTTCTGCTAACGCTCTCCAGGCTCAGCTTGCTCAGTGTTGCTGTGACAACAGACTCGCTACCGCAAACCTTACCGCGACCGTTCTTGCTGAGAACTGCTCTGACAGACAGGCCCTTAGCGACGGCATAAGAGACCTTATGGCAAATCAGACCGCTAACACCCAGACCCTTATCAACACCACAACCTCTGCTGTTCAGGGCCTGTATGATAAGATTTGTAGCCTGGAGCTTGATGCAAAGAACGATAAGATTTCCGACCTGCAGAATCAGATACTTCTTAACAACATAAGCAAGTGCTGCGGAGGCAATAACTTCGGATGCTGTAACGGTTAAGAAAGGGGAAATTCAAAATGGCAGAATTCTCCTATGTAGGCGAGCAGATCATTAATCCTGGTGAATCCGTAGCGTTTACCACCAATCCTGTTCCTTGCACAAAAGGGCTTGTTTGGTGGCGTGCTGGAACTGGCGCATTGTCTCTGGCTGGAGTCAGAGATGGAAATACCACCTGTGGTTGCGGTTGTCGCAGACAGCAGTCTTCGGTATATCTTGCTTCGTTCCACGCAAACATTGCGGTTCCGACGGGCGAGACTGTTGGCTCTATAACTCTTAACTTTGCTGTCGATGGTGTAACCCTTCCTGAATCTACGATGGAAGCTAATCCCGCAGCTGTTGAGGAGTTCTTTAACGTCTCGGCGACAGACAACATTCTCATACGTTGTGGTTGTTGCCAGACTCTTACGGTCACTAACACCAGCACAATCCCTGTGACCGTTAGTGACGCGAACATAATTATTTCTAAGTAAGGAGGTATGTCCAATGGAACTGGAAAAAGCTCTGGAAAAGGCGAAGGAAAAGATTGCCGAGGAGTTATGCAACTTTGCTAAAAAGGACGTGCTTACTCCCGAAGAAGTAAAGCTCATGGGCGAGTTTATGGACATGGCTAGAGACTATTCGGCAATCGATGGTATGGATACATATGCCGAGTACCTCAATGATGATATGGATGAGATGTCCAGAGATTCAAGGCCCATGCACAAAATGCCGAAGACAATACACACTGGCATGAGTCAGCGTAGAGACAGATCCCCGTCAACCGGCAGGTTTGTTAGCCGTGACTCCGGCTCTAGCTATGATAGAGGTTACGACGACGGATACAGAGATGCGTCACATGATTCTCAGATGAGAAGCGGGCATTCCATAAAAGATCGCATGGTCGATAGTTTAGAGAGAATGTACGACGCGGCATCTACAGACCACGAACGGCAGATAGTCGATAAGTGGATAAACAAGATGCGCTCAGAAGAGGTTTAAGTCATTAACGGATACGGAGGCTGGATATTCTGGCCTCCATAATTCCGTTTTCCAGAAAGGAAAGGAAAAATGGAAGAATTGAAAGTCTTAGCAGGTATAAAATTTGCCAACGACTACTGGGTTCTTCTCCTGCCCTGTTCGTTAATGGCTATTGATTTTTTGACAGGCTTTATCAACGCTTGGCTTACAGGGCATATAAAATCTTATGTTATGAGAGAGGGCTTAGCTAAAAAATGTGGCGAAGTAGCTCTTCTTGTAGCAGGTGAGGTTTTAACACTTGGTCTTAGCGTTCCAGTTTATATTGTAGCGGGTGTTTCCGTCTACATAATTCTTATGGAAATCATAAGCCTGTTTGAAAATTTAGAAAAACTCGGCGTCCCAATTCCAAAGTTTGTTAAAAGAGCTCTGGGGAATGTCGACGACGTAATTCAAGGAGATAATCTTTCAGAGGATACAAAAAAGAATCTGAAGAAAGTAATTGATAAAAAGCGAAAGGAGGCATGAACCATGGGATGGATTAAAGTT